GCGTTGGTCTCTGCAAGCTCCGCCGCCGTCTTTGCGGTCTCCGCGTCAGCTACAACATCAGATAAGTCAAACAAAACTTCGTAGTTTACCGAGTCTGCCGCAAAAGTGGTTGACGTAAAACTTGTTGTCACCCGGTAGGCTATGTAGCCATTTTTAAAAGTGTGGCCGAGCACATAAACAGTGCCACCCGGTGTGTATTCACCTTGCCAAAGGAAAGTCTGGGCAAGAAATTTGCGGATTGATGGCACAGCTACTGAGTCAGTGGTTGTGTATTCCGCCGAAGCGTCCCCGTTGACCCAATCCGCCACCCTTGCTTCGTTGGCCTCTAAGAGTGTTACAACCGATTGAACTGTTTCGAGTAAAGTAGGCATCTGTTTTATTGGTTTTCGAGTAGTTGAAAATTTGTTGGTAGAGTCACATTTATAAACTGATTGAGAGGGTCGCCTGTTGCAAGCATTTCTTCAAAAGTGTCACCGTAGTGCTGAAACAGTTCGACAGCTTCAGCGGAAAGGTATTTTTGAGCGAGACAAAGCACTTTTAAGCTCACTTTAAAGTAACCTACCCCAAAATGGGTCACTTTAATGTCGCCCATTGGAGTGACTTCGTAATTTTGGTAGCTGTCTGCATCAAGGAGCAAATCAGTAAGGAAGTTTTCGGCCCCATTGTTGAGCGTGTATGAATACCAGCTTTGGAAAAAGTCTAGCTCACGCTGCGAAAACTCCCACTGCAAAGAGACCTCCCGGCGCAGGTCGTTGTAAGCATTGCGCCGCCGTGTCTTGCCGGATTGAAATTTTGTAGTAATCGCACCATCTTCCTTCGTGAATGAGTATCGAGCGGACGGTTTCGGGAGCTGCGCCGGGTATGTGATTGTAGTAGTCATTGTTTATGCCCTGCGCCTGTCATACTGTTTCAAGGCTCTGTTTGTGCTACCCTGCCCGGTCATTATGCTGTTGTCCACCCTAGACACTGCCCGGTTTACCGCAATGTTGATGATTTGTTCATTGTCCGTTTCGGACTCTTGGACCTCAACCGCACCACCCCCAAAATTCTCAATGTTAATGACTGCCGGCTTTGCAGCGCCACCTTGCGAGCTACCACTTGCCATGTTGAGCAGTTGTTTTTGCTGTGAGAAGTTCAAAATCATTTCCCCACTGTTCACGTTTGCTGTCACACCATCGCCGTTAAAGTTGCCACCCGGCACTATGCCACCCTCTGCGAAGCTGCCGATTGCCGTGCCTGCCATTACACCGACTGAAGCGTAACCGAGGGCGCGAATCGCCGTTGAAGCCGCAATCTTACCAAAGAAAGTGGGGTTTGTCGGATCCGCCGCCGCTTGTCTTGCCGCAAGCTCTGTGCTTAAAATAGCCTGTGCAATCTGAATCCCTTTGGTAACTGCAAACAGTGCCTTTTGAGCGTTTGAGCCCTCTTCAGCTAAACCTTGCAAATCAGATGTAAGGCTCCCCGCGCTACTCAAAATTGCTATGTTTTGATTTGCCATTGCGGATTGCGTCGCAAGTGCCTCTTTCTTTTTGAGAGCTTCGAGGTCTTTGGTCTGCTTTTCCTCAAGTGCTTTCTCAAGCTCCAAATATTTCTCCTTAGTCAGGTGTTGGTTTTCAAGGGACTCTTCCAAAAGTTCAAGGTCACGGTCATACTTATCTGTAATCTGCAATTCTTGCTCAAGAAACCCTTCCTCTCTGATTGTATATTCTGCGTCAAGTTCTGCTTGTAGCCGAGTCAGTGCTGGGCTTTCTTGTGCGCTGTCAAAAAGTGCTAAATCACGCTCTGATTTTAGGAGTGCTAAAGTCTCTGTTCCTTTGGCATAGACCGCCTGCGCCTCTTCTTCTCTTAGCTTGAGCGTTTTTAAGTATTCCGGTGTATCCTCAGTTTGGTCACCTGCTAAAATGTCTGCTCTTGCCTCTGTGATATTTGCAAGTTCTTGATTGGTGGCTTCCATCGTGGCGGTGACGATTCCCCGCCGCGCTTGGTAACTGTGCTCAATTGCGTCTTCTTCATTGAGCAATGACGTTTTGATTTTCTCAAAAGCCTTAGTCATGCCATCCGTCGGGCCACCGAGGTCACCTGAGTTCATAAACTGCTCTAACCTGTCGTCACTAACCCCATTTGCTTCTCTTTGTTTTGTAATCTCAGTTTCCAACAGGAGAATCTTTGCTTGAATAGAAGCTTTTTCAACAGCAAGAGATGACAGTTCTGACTCGCTGGCTTTTTTGCGCACCGCAAACTCAGATACTCTTTCTCCTCTTAGCCTTGTCAGCCCTTTTAGCGCCGATTCCCTTGCCTCAACAGTGTCCAGCGCGTTTTGTTGTCTCGCTAAATCTATCTCAGCCTTTGAAAACTTCTCGATCTCTTCGCGCAAACTACGGAATGAACGGTTAGTGGACGCAAAAGCCCGGTCCATTGTATCCAAATTTCCCATACTCTCAGAGACTGCATCAAAAGAAGCCACAATTTCCCTCAGCGGCCTTGTCTCTTCACCAGACATTGACCTCACTTTTTCCTCAAGCATTTCGAGGAAAGAAATCCCTTTTAAAACCACTGTCTCGATAGCGTCCCCAATTGGGCTGTCTGTGGATATGGTCAGCCACAATTTGTCCCAAGAGTCTGCCATGTTCGACAAAGCACCATCTAACGTGCCCATTCGTGCTTCCATAGCCCCGGCAAAGTTATTTGCCGAAAGATCATTCATGTAACCCTGAATCTCTTGAGCATTGAAACCGACCGTTGTGGTGATACCTCTGAAAGTAAAACGCACCTCGTCACCGATCTTTTTTGAGACAATACCAAACTGTTTAAGACTCTCAAACTCGCCTGTGGTCGCCTGCCCAATCGCGCGGGTCGCATCAAGGATGTTGCGCCCGAATGCCGAAGCGAAATTGCCTATATTGGTCAAAGACTCTTCAGACGGGTCAAGACCCCGGTTGACTAGTTGCACGAACGCCTCTGTCACCTCACCGAGTTGGAAGGGGGTTTCAGTGGCGAAATCTTGGATTGCGCCGAATGCAATTGCAGCATTTTCAGCCGATCCTGTCGAAGTGATCAACTGAGCATTTAGGATGTCAAACTCTCTGGTGATGCTCACCAGCTTTTTGAGCGCCGCCGTTGCCGAGATGACCGCAAGTAAAGGAGCGATCAGAGATTTAAAAGCACCTACTACACCGTCTGTTGCTTTTTCGGTCTTCTTTGACGCGCCTGTCAGTCCGTCAAGCTCCTTAGAAGCTTTCCCGACTTGCTTGCTCTCCACTTTTAAAACTAGGCTAGTTACATCTTCCATTTACCGACATAAAGACGCCATTGAGCATAGAAAGCAACTCTGTATCATAGCCGCTCAACTGCACCCCTTTAAGCCGTGCCCAAGCGTCAACCTCTGCCCAACTGTAAGACCCCCCGGAGCGGATTTCGACAAACCAACCCCACACATGAGCGAGGTATTCCGGGCACTCCGGCTGATCCTGCAACTCTGTCGGTATCACACCTGTCTGTTTATAGGCTTTGAGCAGGTGTGTCTTTTTTGATCCTTTGGCCCCTTCAATGGGCAGACTAAGCTCTATTTCGCTTCTTGCGAAACTTTCGAGTTTGTCTGCCCCATCCCGAAAAAAAGCCGTCTGTCTGCAATAAAAGTGTCAACTATGTTTGCGATTTGTGGCGCCGCCTCAAGAAATTTTAGTTTCTCGGCTTCGGTGCATTCGGCTTCAAAAGACCAAGCGGAGATGCAGGCCGATAAGACTCGGTTTTTCCACTCTTCTTGCTTGCCATTCACAAACACAAACCGGGCTTCTTTGTCTTCGATCTTGTCCGCTTCCGCTTGGATACCTTGGAGTGCTTGGCGCATCCGTGCAGTTGCAAGCGTGTATGCCCCTGAGTCAACACCGAGCAGTTTCAGCCAGTGTTTTGATTTGGCTCCCGTGGGTAAATACAAAGGCACTTCGACACCCTCATTGGCTTTGTCGCGTGTAAAAAATTCGTTCATTTCATTCATGCTGCAAACAAAGAACGTTTTTCATCCGCATTGCAACAGAAAAAACCCCACTACTGAGCAATCAGTAGTGGGGTTCCCCCTATCATCTCACCCCTGAGAAGAGTTTTAAGAAGCGTTTGCGCGTGTGATCACAATATTGGACAAATCCGAAACTTTGTAAAGCGCTTGTATTGGCAGAGTGAGAACGATTGACCCCTCGCCTGAAACATCTGGTTGTCCACCATTGTATTTGATACGAGGCAAATTGATTTCATAAGTATTGCCCGCTGGGTCTTCCAGAGTCACAACCAGAGCGGACTCGGTCTCATTGACAAATTTATCAAACAATGCCGCATTTTGAAAAACCGCCGTAATGGAGCCATTGAGTGTGCAACGCCCAATCGATGGCAAAGAGGTCTCGTCACTGCCGATGTGGTAGATAGGTGCCAGGCCGTTTGCCAGAGTCAGGTCAATTGCTGTGACTACTGAGGTTGCTGTGCCACCCTCAGTAATTGACCCTGTGAAGCCGTCAAAAGGGGCTGTTGTGGTTGGGTCTGTAAAAGTAGGAGTCCCCAGCGTGGAAAGATCCCCTAAGAGAGTCAGACCCTTGCCAAGTGTCCCAAAAGATCCAGTCACAAGACCTGTAACAGGGATATTTAGATTTAGCGTGTTGAGTTCAATGCCGCTAAACAGGTGATAGGGTTTGTCACCAGAAGCTTGGTCTGTGAAATGGCGAAGCATCGAGAACGAGCGACGAGTGACACCTGCTTTCAAAACATTGGTTGACCATGTGCCGAGCAAGACCGCCTCAAGCAACGTGTCAAATGAGCCATAAGAAAGCTCAAAATTGATGTCACCACCGACTGCTTTGACACCGTGCCGGGAGTCACGAATTTGTCGGTCTGAGTGTAGCTCTTCGGAAATAGTGCCTTCTTTGGTGAGCGCAAGGGTTGTGCCTGTGTGCCGAATGTCAACAAACTCGGGATCTGAGCTCGGCGTGGTGCCGTAAGTGGACTCTGCGAGAAGGAAAAGATTATGACGTGCTGAATCAGACATATTGTGTTTTGGTTAGATATTGGCTCTTTGTAAATCGGAACGGAAAGCAACAGTTAACGACTTCCTGAACCAGTTGTCAACATTTCTACCCTGCCCCCACCCGGCTGAAATTACTGCGACCTTTTGGCCTGATTGTGTGAAAGTCTTGCCTGCAACGAACGTTTGCCGGGAAGCGTCAAGCCAAGGTCTCATTGACCCGCCCCCGGTCCCTTGTGGCACGTTCAAATCAATCTGCAAGAACCCTGTCATTCTGTCATCACCTTGTGTGCCAAGTGTGAGCACATCCGGCACATTAGGCACAAAGAAAACGCTTGCCCACTTGGATTTTCCCGCTGGGTCAAAAATGCTGTTTTCCCAGTTGATTGCACCCGTGAAGCCGTTGGCATCAAGAAAGCTCTTGGCCGCTGTCAAAAGTGCTTTTTCTACGTCTGTATCAGCCATTGAATTTTTTCAGGTTTTGGGAAATCCGGATAAAGTTTTTGCGGACCATGCCTTTGGGGGCTTTGGTGTGACTCCATCCGTCATATTCGATTTTATATGCGTATGGCAAATTGTTAGACATAAAGACCGTTTGGTCAACTGTCGGTTTACCCTCCAAAACCAGCCTTTCAACTGCTTTGACCTTTCCGATGGACACCGGCCCGCTTGGGCTTTTTACTTCTTTGCTTGATTTTGACTCAACACCCGCTGAAGTTTTCACAAAGTCAACTGTGCCAGAAGGTGCACCACTTGAAGAAACTTGCCAGTTACCGCGCAAGCGCCCTTCCGCAACTGGGGTATCTAGTATAACCGAAGAAAAGAGTTCAAAAATAACCGCCCGCCGCAATTGGTCAAACTCCTTAATCGCCTTGTCAGCCCATTTGTTCACATCTGCTGCAAAACTACTCATTACTTTTTACTGGTTTTGGGTAAGTTTAAAACTCTGTGGGAGAGCCACATTAACAAACTGGTTTAGCGGATCTCCCGCTGCAAACATTTGTTCCAGCGTGTCACCGTAATGCTCAAAAAGTTCGAGGGATTCACCCGAGAACGCACTCATGGGATCTGGGTTGCGCCCCCCTAACATGCACCCACAAATAAACATTACCGCAGTCCCTGCCGGATTCAATGGCATCACCCCACCTTGACCGGGACCACTGCCAATTTCCCAAAGCTTGCCTTCATGCAAAATGCAGTTGCCCGGCTCTGGTGCAAAAGCAAGACCACTTGCCGCAACCAAGAAAACCCGCGCTTTGCCAGTCGCCAGTGACTCCTTAAAGGTGTCATCAAATCGTATCAGTGAATCAACCGAAGGCACTGTCACAAGGGTTGCCACAGTCTTTGAGTAGTCATCTGTGACTAATCCGGTGACACCATCAATTACACCATTGTAGGCACGAATCTCTCCGACCGCGCCGAAGTTGGCAATCAGTCTTTTGGCGGTTGCCGCCGCTTGTGTGTAATTAAAAGCCATGATTTAAGCCCGGTCAACAATGAGTTGCCCACCTTCATTTTCAAAAAATGGGGCGATTAAATCCATTGCCTGATTAAATTGTGGCGTCACTGATCCTGAGCCGCGCTCTGCATACTGAACTTGCAGGGGTCCTACCTTCTCATTGATAACCTCTTGCCCTGTGCCATCCGGGCGAAGCTCTGAGGTATGGGCAGACACCGCAAACCTCATTTGTGCTTCCTTGACGCGCTCCGGGATTTCGTCAAACGCGATGTAGTCAACATTGTTGAAGATTAACACCCGGACACGCGGAAAAGGCATACGCTGGTTTTGCTCCGTGCGCAGTCCTTGGAATTTGTTCTCAAGCCCAAGGATGAAATCACAGGCTTTGATCAACAGCTTTTCAACATCCGCTGTGACCGATGGGAAACTAAACCCCCGGTCCCCTGCATACGTGATTGCTTCCGCTGCCGTCACAAAGGAATTAGAGTCTGTTTTGCCTGTCCCGTCTTCAATTACAAGTGCCATGTGGACAACAAAAAGCCTTGCCCCATAGAAAGGCAAGGCTTTTGAAAATCACTGAAACCGGGCTTTACATCAAACCTTCAGCACTTGTGATGTTGTCCACCAAAGTTTGAAGGTCTGCTTTCTTGGCATTTGCCGCGTATTCAATGCCCGCATCATCAAGGGTTGCTTTCAGTTCCTTTACAGATGAACCCTTTGGGGTTGTGCCTGTTTCGTCTTCTTGGGGTTCTTCATTTGTAGCAATCTTTGGCCCACCTTCAGGGCTGAAAGCTTCAATCTCTTCGAAGCCCCGGTCTCGACGTTTGACACAGTCAAGCTGCTTTGGTGTCAGTTCAATTTCTGAACCTTCTGAGTGATAGCCGCCCGCGAAATACCCGGATTTTGTTACCTTAATTTTTGTATTCATAATTTCAATTCTCTGTGAGTTGGTATAAAAAACGCCCCCTGAATCAACAGGGGGCGTTTGTAAATGTCAAACGTTTAGCGTTTAGAGTTAGCCAAGCAGACCTGCGACAAATTCGGACTTCCAAACTTTACCACCATAGAAGGCATTCACTTCAATCTTGTTCATGCCGTAACCCTTATACATGCGGAATTCAAACGGAATTCCTGTAAGTGGATCCACAATCATCATCACATCACTTGCGCTGTCACCACCTTCAGGTTGTGCCGGGGCGCGGGCGGCAAACTCAATTGCGGATTGGTGAAAAGCAACATTGCCTGTGTAATCACCACCAATGGTGCCTTCAACTGTGTCCGCAACTGCTTCACGAAGTCCGTTGCGGTTTAGTGTGATGTTACCGGAAGCGGCACCCGAAGCGGTTGCACTGTTGACAACATATTTGTTGGTATCACCCGCAAAGGTAACAACGTCACCCGCAAGGATTGTGCCCTCGTCTGAACCATCAACTGCAATCACTGTGTCACCAATTGCCGCCGCACCTGCTGCGTCAAATCCGGTTGCTGTGCCCGCTGTGTGTGTTTGGATTCCTGCCGATTCTTTAAGCAAGAAGCCTGTGAGGGAACCAAGCGCACCTTGACGGAGCAAATCAGAACTGCCCGCCTCATTGACCTTCTGAAGCTGTGCAATGGAAAGCAGACTTGCACCCGCTACTGTATCAAACACACAGGACAATTGACCACCATCTGTTGGGGCACCGTTGTCCTTTAGAACCTTGCGAAGTTGGGCAAGTGCATTGATGTTGGTTGCAAACGGGTTTGTGTCCGCTGTGCCGAAGTAACGAGAAGCCCCACGGTAAGCAATGCCCGCCATATAAGCTTCCATTTCGTTAATCATGGAACGGATAATTTGCGCAAACTCGTCTTCAACCCATTTGCCATACATGGCAATGTTCTGAAGCTTCTTGGTGTTTTCGCCTGTCAACGGAAGTTCCTTGCCCACGTATTCCGTAAGGTTGAATTCGTCCATGACGTTGACTTTATCACCACTGGAAGGGACAACCATGCCGGGGGTGTAAGTTGCTTTGTCAATTGCTTCAGTTGTGCGCAAGGACTGAACCTTGTCACCCTGTGCCGCAATAGTGACACCGGAAGAATTGACGATACAAGAGGGAATTACCCCCGTAAGTTCGCGTGCAACCCGGTCCATAGAACGGTAAAGGATTGGTGCAAGATTTGTGAATGTGACTGCATTTGCCATAATGATATAATTTATTTGGTTTTAAAAGGATAACCCGGTTTAATCATCAACCACTTCACCCCCGGCAACAGAAAATGTTGACCGTTCAGTTTGTGACAATGCATCAAATTCGGACCGTGTAACTTGTTTTGTGGCACCGCCACCCTTACCATCAAGATCGGGGTTGGCACCGCCACCCTTTCCTTTAGATGCTTTGATGATGCTGGAATAATCCTTATTTTCAAGGATTTCTTTTTGCATTTCAGTAACGGACTTTGCGGACTGTTTACCATCCGTGTCCAATGCGCGAATGACCGCCTTCCCGCCAACCTCTTCAACGGTCATGCGTTTCAAAATTGTGTCCTTCATAATGCCTGGCACTGTGAAGTGTTCATTGGCAAACTTGGTTGCTTCCGCATCAAGCAAAGACTTATGGGATTCCACCTTGAACGCTTGGACCTGTTCCTCACTTTCCTTTTGAATCCGGGCAACTTCCGTTTCATGGGATTCCCGAAGTTCCTGCATTTTCTTTGCATTGCCCTTGTTTGCTTCAAGGTCTGTCAAAAGTTTTGCTTCCCGCTTTTCAACTTCAAGCGTTTTGGCTTCTGCATTCTTCAAATGCTTTTCTGATTCTGCCCATTTGCCTTTTGGGACAAACGCTTCTTCATGCCCTTCAAGGGTCAAAGTTGCGGTCCCGTCTGCAAGGGTGTATTCTGCTTTTGTTTCGTCACTGAGTACGTTAAATTCTTCTTCTGTGAGGATGTATTTCATTATTTTTATTTTGGTTGTGGAGGCACCGCCCCCGGTTAGACATCAATAAAACGGTTTTTATTCAGTTTTTGCAAGAAAGATATTGACAGCTAAACGAAAAACGTTTTTCATTCAGTTATGGGGAATAAATTCTTTAGATTCACAAAGGTTGGTTCTGACATCATTTTGCTTGTTGGTGCAACTGGGGCGGAAATGGACTATTTGCACCGGAAGGGTTTTTCAATATTCCACCACAACAAAACAGTCTTCAACCCTGGTGGTCCCTTTGCTGTGGACACACTGCTTTTGAATGAATTGACCCAATTGGGGTTTTCGTTCACACTTTCACCATGATAATTTTCAAATATAAAAATGTTGTTGGTCAAACTGCCACCATTGCCCATGCAAATGGGGTTTTTCAAATGGATGACTTTGACCGGGCTGAAGTTGAAACCGCTGCTTCAAAACACCAAGAAGGGGGCTACCCCACCGCTTGGCATTTTGTGCAAGCTGTTTGTGGTTCATTGGGCGGGGAAATGATAACCCCGGAACCTGTGGGTTATGAAGACCCGGCTTCTTTTTTGGTCCACTAAAACCCCCGGAGGATTGAAAGGATAAATTCAAACCCCTCCGGGTCCATCTGTGCAAACCCAATTGGGTCATTGAAAAGACGCTCAGTTCCCATTGTCAAAACTTCCGTTGCCCTTCGGTTTTCAACAGAAAACCGCCTTTTACCTCTATATTTTGTTCGGTCAAGGTCATACTCTTTGCCCGCGTATTGGCTCCAACCTTTTTCTTTCCAATGGTCTTCATATGCCCATTCATTTGCATCAAAATCTGTGTTGCCTGTGATCTTAGAAAGCTTTTGTGCCACATCCCCCGGCATTCTGTTTTCCCTAAACTCTTTCACCCTTGCTGAAATGTCCGGGTGTTTAATTTCAATGTCATGGATTATTTCATGGATGTGGACGCTTGTCCCCGCGTCACTTCTGACATTTGCCGTTTTTGTAAGCCAGTTATAATCTGAACGCTTGTTCAGCTTGTTTATTGAAACAGTGGGCACAAGTTTTGGGACCACCATTTTCCCAACAAATTCTGCCGCAACAACGTTGTCACTTCCAAACTTTCCTGAATATGTGCCTAAGTTTGTAACAACTTTATTGTGCGGTGTGTGCAATTCTTTTGGCAGGAACAACGCTTCATGTGCTTCTTTCCTCATTTCACCATCTAATTCATAACCCCTGTGGCGTGTGGCTTTGAAGTCACCGTCCAGAAAGTCCAATTGTTCTTGTTCTGTTTTTAAGGAATTCAACGTCACCATGTTCGCTTCTTGTTCTGCTTCGTTGGCAATCCGCAAGCCATCATATTTTTCACGCAATGCCAATACATCCTGTTTTGTCTGTTGTGGCGTTGTCACCTTGACCGCCGGAGCCTTGACCACAGGGGCAGGGGCACCCCCACCAAAGGCTTTCTTGAATGCTTCCGGTTCTTGCAACTTCATTTCATCCAAGGAAAGGGGGTTGAAGTTCTTGTCTAAGCTCAGGTCTTTAAACTGCTTGGGGGACAGACCGCCATTCCTGAACAGTCCAGCCCGCGATTTGCCAAGTGCCTTGTCTTGAAATCCCGCGTCTTGGTCTTTTAACCAATCATAATAGCTTTTCTTTGCATCAACCGGGCCAAACTCAGTTGAGCGGGTCCGCCCTTCAGAAAGGAAATCAAACTTGGGGTTCATTACCGCAATGGTGGTTGACCTGCAATTCACATGGATTGGGGGCACTGGGCCCGCATCAATGACGTATTGTTCCCCATCAAGCCCTTTACATATGTTTGATGTCTTGGAATCCAACGTTGAAACCCATTGATATTTTTCAACAATGTCCTTGTTGGCTTTCCAAGTTGCCATTCTGCCCACACTGGCAACGTGTTGGACAGATGTTTGAATCACTGCTTTTGCATTCCGCCGGGACACTTCAAGAATCCCATCTTTGTATCTGTTCGCCTTGGTCCCAATAATAGACTTCACAATTTGTTGGTTGGTCCGCCCTTGGAAGAACCCTTGCCGGACAGTGTTGGCCACCCGGCTTGTTTCCCCGTCTGCAAGCTTGCCAATGAAATCATTCATGGTTTCCCCGGAATGTGACATTGCTTGTGTTGTTGCCAACCTGAACGCTTGCTTGGGGGTTGCTGAGGCTACCTTGACCCCACCTGTAAGGCTTGAAGCAATGTCAATGCCTTCCATCGAAGCATATACCCCGGCAACCTGCTCAAGCTGTGGTGTGAAAAGCTGGATTTGCTTTGTGTAAATATTGTGAACCCGTGTTTTGTATGTCCCCAACAAGCGGTTGACTGTTTGTTTGTTCAGGTCTGTCAGTTCCCCCACCTTGGCAAGTTCAGACCGGACAGTTGCGGAAATGTCCGCAAACACCTTGTTGAAGTCCCGGACTTGCCCGGACTTCAATTGTTCAAGTGTGACTTGCCGCCGGATTGCTAAATCAAGAAGTGCTTTGTTGATTGGCATTAGATAACAGGTTCAACCGGGATGATGTTGTCTTCCATCTTGGATTTGGCGGTTTTGTCATCTTCTGTGGCAACACCCGCTTTGCGTAACTGTGTCCGGGCTTCATCAAAGGTGATAAGACCACCTTGCCACTCTGCAACGATTTGTGCGCGTTCCTGTGGGCTTGCCATTGCCGCCGCAAAATCTGAATTTAATTCAAAGATGATGGTTTTGGGGTCCACGTCTGCAACGAACCGGGAAGCATGGAAAAGGGCTTTGCGGTATGCAGCGGATACATTCTTTGCAGCACTGGACAAGACAGAAGATTCACTTGATTCTTCAATCAATGCTTCTGTTGCTGTCCCCTTGGTTGCCATTGGTTCAATCAGCTTGGCACCCAATGCCTTCATTTGTTCTTCCTTGTGCTTCATTGCTTCCGCTGCAATCCCGTTGGCTTCTGTGTGAAGCAACTTGGCATCCGCGTCCTTGGGCAATGGGATTGCAGACCGGGACCCAAGCTTGACCCCATCTTTGAAGTTTTTGTCCACCCATTCTTGTTGAAGCCCGGTCAAAACCAATGTGTCCTGTCCGGTAATAAAGACCCCTTCTTCATAATCCGCTGAATTGCGATAATGTGCCACATTCAGGTTGGCAAGGTCAAGCAAAGGGGCTTTGTCAATACATGGTTCATTGTTCACAGCCCCCACAAATTCAAATGGGATTCTGTCAAGGGGTTGCCCCCTGTGGTCCTGAAGGACAACCGGGAAACCTTCAACAATTGCGAAGTCTTCCCCATCAATGGGTTTTTCAAGCTTTTTCCACAGTGTCACCACCGCCGCAAATTGGGTGTTTTCCTCATTCACTGGCATCAAGCGTATTTCCCGCCAACGGGGTTCTTTCTTAAATTCAAAACCGTCATCTTCAACAATAGTGGATTCTTCAATCACAACCAAGGAAAGCAGGGTTTCACCACCAACCGCAGTCACACGCCAATTGATGATTTGTTCCGGTTGAATGAGAATCACACGCGGGCGGATTCGTAAAGTTTCAATGTCTTCCTTGGTGGTTGCATCCCCAGTTGCCGGGAAGTCAGACAAAAGCCCGCAGTGACCTTTGCCAACTGTTGCCTTTAACGTTGCCTTGGCTTGCTGTTCAAGGGGTGTCCCAGCACCGTCAATGTCTGCTTCATATCGTTCAACATCACCGGGCAAGTCTGATTCTGAGTCCTTGCTAAAGACTTGACCAACAAGACCGTCAAGGGTCCGTCCGGTCACATTGTAGAAGACCGCCCGTTGCACATATGCTTTGAACCGCTTCTTGCTATACTCGCTGTCAAGTTCCGCTGTGGGGTTTGGCAAATAGAGTTCCTTTGCCTTCTTGATGGTTTCTTCCCCGGCAACACAGTCAGAAATCAGTTTCCAACTCTTTTGGTTGTCTGAAACTTCTTTGCGTTTATGGTCAACTTTTGGCATAAAGGCAAAATCAGAGTTTTTGGCGGGAAATGCAAGTTTCTTGTTTTTGGGGCTTGACGGGTAAACGAAAAACGTTTTTTGTTTGTTAAATGAAAAACAAAATCACACCTAAAATAGATGACACCGTCAAAATATTCACCCATTACATAAAATCAAAATGAGCTTATCCGAATCAATCACCCTCTGTGCCGCCTTGTTTTATGGGTCTGCATTCCTTGCCGCTTACATTGTGTATAACTTGCCGGAGTGGAAATTCCAACGGGCATTGCGCAAGCTTGGCAAAACATTAGACAAACGCACCCCCAAGAAATCATAAATTATGGACCCAAATAAAACACCATTCAACCCCAACAAACACATTGCCGTTGTCTGTGCCCACAAAGGCATTGATATGAGCAAGACCGGACGCAATGCCCCGTGCCCCTGTGAGTCCGGCAAGAAGTTCAAAAAGTGCTGTATTGACCAAACCCCTAAAAACATCTGCTTGCGCTTTGCACGGGCGGACCGGGACTTCCACATTACCAACTTGAATGGGGACTTCCAACACGCACGGAAGCTTGCAGAACAACACAATCAGTTGTTGGCGGTCCTGAAGTTGCTGGACAATGCCACATTCAAAGATTTCACCCCCTTTGAAGTCCAATAATGAACTACCTTAATTTACAGCTATTCAAGGCCCTTGTGGGTCTTCAGGGCGACGGTTCAGATGTTTATGAACTGCTTGAGGGTGACTTGCACCCACGCGGGGACATCCGGGATTGTGTGGGTGATGACATCATTGCCACATATGAAGCTTGGGCAAGGGAACAACAAGAGGTTTATCAAGTAAACAAAGGATCCAAGGCTTGCTTCTGTGATGATGGAAAACACTTCTTTCATTGGATGCAAGTGACTGAATACCCAGATGACCGGGAAGAACATGACTTTCTTGATTGGGAATACCTGAATGATGATTGGGGGGACAGGTGAACCAAGGAATTTGCCAGTGTGAAGAACCCACCGTTGCCCGGAATGCCCTTTGCCCTTGCGGAAGTGACAAGAAGTTTAAAAAGTGCTGCCTTAGATGATTCAAAAGAAGCGAGAAAACCCACACGGTTGTTTGTTCCGTGTGGGCTTTTTTGTGACTAGGTTGCAAACTGGACACCAATGGTTTCCACATAGTCCGGCCGTGCATCCAAAACCATATATCTCGCCTCGTCGAATACATGATCAATCGCGGTGGTCTCAACGTCATCTGGGTCTTTTTCTGATCTTGGCAAAACTGGAACCGTGTTAATAAACGCTTTGCAATTTCGCATGACAAACAACCCCGGCCCTTCCCGCTTAACTGAGTTTTCCAACATATCCCGCATCAACTGAAGGCCATTCTTGCGGCTCCCCTTCTTCTTGTCCGACCGGGTCCACGTTATACCCTCTTCCTGCATGATCGAAGCAATTGAACCACTTTCGGCTTCATTTACATCATAAATCTGATTGTCAGCCGGGCCGGGTGTGACAACATTTTGCACCCAACCCAACAAAAGTAGGTTTTCACAGGTCTCTTTGACACGCTTTGCCACGTCCCGAGCTGACAGCTTCAAGCCTTTGTTGTGCCCGTAAAGATCAACACCCCCATGCGGGTTCTTCCGGGCTTCAGCCCCATATACTTCCCCAAACCGGATAAGTGACCCTTTTGGAAAACAAAGTGTTTTGCCATCAACCTCGATTTCCTCACCATTGGAAATGCCCCAAAACCCAACCGAAAACGGGTGAGAAGATCCCCAGTCAAACGAGCGCCGGGTCTTCCAATTCGCCGGGACCGGGAACCTTGGAACAATGTGCACACCACTTTCCCAAATGTCGTCAATTGCCCCACCCGCTGTGACATCCCAATCCCCTTCAAGCCAAGCTTTGCGTTTGTTGGGATCTGTGATGTTTTCAAGGTCTGCAATATATTCGGGGGCAAGATACCTGTTTTCTTTGTAAGAACTGAACAACCGGACCTGTGTTTTGATGACATCCAATTCCATTTGTGTCCGGGGATTGAAGACCTTTGTGGTGTTGCGCACTACCTTGCCCGCCGGTGCCACGTCAACGAATCGCGTCTTAACCCAGTTGTGCCCCGCTCCACTTGGGTTTGTGGTGCTGAAAACCATTAAAGGAATCTCTGGCAAAGGGTTCTCTGGGTCTGGGCTGTGTTCTTCTGGGATGAATGATGAACGGTTGCAGGACATCATCAAATCATAGCATTCCGAGGTTGCCCACTGCGATAATTCGTTAAAACCCAAAAATGCAAACTCTTGTCCGTGAAATTTATCATAATCCCCCGGCTTCTCCATCACACGCAAAAGCAGTTCTTCCCCGGAGGGCCAAACCCACTTGTAAGATGATTGGGAAGCAAGGAACTTGGCACCATCTTTGAACTTGGGGAACCAACGCTTGGTCCGGGCAACAATGTCATCCAGTGATTTGTAAGAACGCCCAATGATGACACCACGCCAGAAAGAGCCGTATCCCTGCCCCACATGCCGCCTGAACCGCATAATTTGAACGTCCGTCTTACCACCGCCTCGGGTCCCATCAACCATGATGTGGTTCACCGGGGCGGATAATGCCAAACACTGTGACCCCGGCAAGGGCTTCCAGATGACTTTATTTTGCGGGCGATTGGGCAT